TGGCTGTGATAGCATGTCCTAACATTTGACTGGCTACAGCAAAAATCTCACTAGCATAACGACTATCAACGTTCATGCCCAGATCCATTAGATTAGTAAACTCTTTACTGGCTTTCTCTGCTAACTCATCCATTTCTTTGTCACTGGCTTCTAATCCTTTGACAGCAGGTAATGCGGCTTCAATTTTATCTAATGCGGCCAGTGTATCTGGAAGTATGGGCAAGTTGGTTTGTATGTCGTTGCCCAAATGTGAGGCATCAACATCGTCTATTTCGTTATTAAGATCCTTGATAGGAAGATCAAAAAGATCTTCAAGTTTTCGTGTCATAGCGGTATTTACCGCTTATCTCGACCCGTTGCGGAAGATATCGTCTTCTGTAATCACACGAAAAAAGATGCCTTGCTTACGACACCATTTCTGAGCGGCATCCCACTTGGCGTAGTTCACTGCTACCACTAACTTGTCACGATTGTTCATTTTACTTTCAATAATACTTTGTTTTTTAGGTTTAATTTCAATAAGTTCTGCTATCACGTTATTGTTTTTATTCCGATAAGTTATAAAAAAATCTGGAATATAGTTGGTTACTTTACCTGTCAGTGGATGACGATACTTAATGCTTACACACTCGCTTGCCCATTGTAGTATGTTTTCGTTGTTGTCACAAAAACGCATAAAAGCATGTTCCCATCCAGATCTATATCTTGGTGTTCCTTTGCCTACATATTTTTCTTTGTTGATTATTGTGTACGGCCCTTGGGCAAACTTACTCATGATACAATGTTTCTGGCGGCGTAAAAATTTGGTTTGGTTGGTTGGCTAATACCTAATAGTGTACTAGCATCTCTAATGCCATTGAAATAGTAAGCCAGTGTGGCAGATATTGTGTATTCATCTTGGCCATTGATTGTAGAAAACAGTTCCATAATATCAATATTACTGGCCTGGGAAACACGAAACAGTCCTGACGTCAACTGCAAGGCAGACTGACGGCTTGCGGTAACCTTTGTAAAATAAGCCAATATAGTGTCGTATTGATTTACCGGCACAACTAGTTCATAATTGTAAAAATTATCAAATATTTTTACAGTACGATCGGCACTGGCATCTGGAAAAGTTATAATTTGATCTATGGCCATGATTTATTTTTTAAAAAGGTTTAGCGCCGGAAGAACCACCGTTGTTGTTTGGATTAGTGGGAGGTTTAGGAAATGTAAATCCTCCGCCTGATGGAGATTGTCTTACATCACCAATACCACTACGCAATATACCAGTGGCGGCTGTGATTGCTTCAGTTTGTGCTATGCCTTTAAAATCAGCACCTTTAAATGTTGTAGCAGTACGACCAGCAGTTAAAATAGCGTTTAAGTAATTGCCGTTTTCAAGATCACCTGCAATACCCAATCCAGCATCTAATAAACCACCTGGCCCTAAGATACTGCGTGTTGCGCCTGGGCGTCCCAACGAACTTGGTGATTTGTCGTAGTAGTTTGGTTGTGCAAATCCAGGAATAGGTGCACCAGTTGATCCATTGATTGCTCCGGCACGATATTTTACTGCTTCGTATTTTACTGACATAGTATTAAGTAATCCACCTTGTTCGCTATAGTCATAGTTATCGTGTTGCCATTGTTCAATCATAGGATTGATCAACACATACTCAGCATATTTCTTTTGACTCATACCAAATATTCTGATATCTCGGAAAAATGATGGTTTGCCTGATTTAGATGATGTACCGTCGCTGGGCGACTCTCCAACAAATCCCCAGTCGTTGACCAATCTTTCATTGGCATAGATATCTCTATCATTGTAACTAAATCCAGGTGGTGTGGCATCTCCACCACTGGATTGGTCATTAAGATCGTACTTGTGTGCTGAATCTTTATAATAGTAAGTGAAGTAGTTGTACCACATTCTACGCACCATATCTTTACTGTCGTCGTGGAACACAATTTGACATGGCTGATACTCAATCTTCTTTTGTATCAAGCGTTTACGATTATATTGATTTAATTCATCTATACTAACTTGAAAGTTGGGTAATTGAATTGATTTGACTAATAAACTAATAGTTGCGGCAGATTCACCAGCAAACTGACTTCTCAGTGCTGGTATCTGCTCAATGTTTAGCGTGAAATAGACATGGAATAAGAACTTTTGGCGCGGCAGGAGTTCCGAGCCATTTGATAAGAACGTCTTAGACGCATGTTTGTAGTCCTTTAGGTAATCAGACCCAAAGAACCCTTTCAGGAAATCCTGACCAAAAGAAGCCATTTAGACTCCTTTTAGCCGGTAATTACTGTGCCAAGCGTTCTAGCGACTGTTGTTCCAAGTCCACTACCAATTGGTGTCTGTAGAGCGTTATCATAACGGATTGTCATTGCAATTTGTACTGGTGTACTTTCTCCGTATGACAAGTCTCCATAGTTGACATCTGTTAAGAAGCAACCATAAAGTTCCCATGTTTCAAGTACAGTTGGTGTAGCGGCTCCGTTACCACCGTCAAGAATTTCGCAACGTGTGATAAATTTGTAGTCGATGCCCGATGGTGCACTTGCTTGCTCCATGAAATCTAATTGTTTTTGTAACTGTTCGCCAACTAAACGAGCAACTTGACCACTTGCATCATCTCTAAGATTTACACTAGTTGTTTGCCATTCTGGCTTACCAGCGTAGTAGACTTTAGAGTTGTATAAATCGATCGTTTGTGGTTCAAATGTAACCTGTGGACGAGCAAAGTCAACTACTTGTTTTGTTAATTCTGTTCTAGGTGTACTAACACCAAAGTTCTCAAATGACACGCGAAAGCGATATTTGAGTTTAGGCATTAACAAGCCTTGATTACTTGCAGATTGATCTGATGCCAACGGCACAGTCATTCTTGATAGTGATGATACTGACATATTTTTTATCTCCTGTGTAACATTATTTATGGTTACTAAGACTTGGAAAACAGGGTCACCCCTGTTTTCTGTGCTCTATTAAGTTCCCGCGCTAATTGATCCTGTGTTCTTAATACGAACTGGAATGTAGATGAATTCAACTGCTTTAACTGGCTCAATAGCGATGTCAAGATACAGTTCATTTCTATCAATACGAGAAGGTGTGTTGTTGCTTTCATCACAAACCACTAGATAGTCATAGATACCACGTTTTGCTAAGAGATCGTTCATTAAACCTTCTACTGAGTTCTTAACTTCATCACGTGTAATCTTATCGTTTGGTTCAAATAAGAAACTATTGGCAATAGATTGTAATCTACCACGAATATAAGCAATTAAACGTGCTACGTTAATGCGATCTAATGCACTATCTACACCGTAGTAAGTTTTATTACCATAGTTTAAAATACCTGTACCAGGAATAAATGTGATTGGATTGATATCATTTTCATACAATGTATCTCTCAAACCAACACGTATAGCAGTAGTTTGGAATTCACCTGTAGTAGCATCAATATAACCTAATTGTGTAGCATTGTCAACAGTACCGCGACGTGTACCTGCTGGTGCTAACCAAGGAAATGCGATTTCATCGCTACGAATAAGTGTACGCAACATCATATGACTTGGTGGTTGTACCACGGTTGATCCACTTAGATCGTTTGCTTGACATGATGGATAGAACACACCAATGTATGGATCGCGTTGTGTAATAGCATCTTCAACACCGTTGCCATTGTCATTAGTAACCCAAGTTAGGATATCTGTACCATTTGCGGCTAATCGCATTGGAGTATCTGCTACAACAAATGCTGTGTTATTACGATCATTGTTTAGATTGATCATGTTGGCGGCAAGTTCAGGATAACCAGGGCAGGCAATTAAGTTAAATGCTCTTTGTTCTTCACGTGCATCTGTGTTTGTATCAATGCCTGCTTTCATTGCTTGAAGAACCATTTGACGAACTGCTTTACGTCCCATGTATGCGGCACCGTTGTCTTGATTACCACTTACTGTTACCCATGTGTCTTTTTCTGTTGGTAATGTATCATCTGGGAAATCAGATGCATTAAAATAATTTACACGGAATTCTTTAACATTGAAACCAGAACGACGTGTATTGAATAACAATGTACCTGTTGGATACAATGTATAATCAGGTTTGTCAACATCTAAGTAATTGCTAGTCAACATATCAGCAATTTCAGGTAAGTCACCTGCCACTGGATCTGTTGTTCCGTTGATACCCCAACGTGCATCAGCAAATAAAATACCATTTTCTGTTGTTTGATCAGAAGTGTCTATTAGAACCCATTGATCTACACCTTCAACTGTTTGCCAACGATATATCGCTGGATAGTTTTCTAAATCACCAGTGTCAATCCACAAGTCACCGTTGACTAACGCTGTTGTATCACTTTGTGTGATTGGTGCAGTTGCGGCAAATATTGGACCTTCTGGATCTGTGTTGACTAGATTGAAACCACGCACATCATTGACTACTGTTCTATAACCTTTCCAAGCACTGCCATCATTGATCATGATGTCTGCCACGCTACTGTCTGAATAGTACCATGGTGTACCGTTGGCTGGATTTTGATTAGGGGCAACAGCACTTGCTGTGTAAGCGTCTGTACCACCCATTGGAATCCAGTTAGAAAGAATAATCTCATCATTTGGACCGTCAGTGACACCTGTTGTTGTGCCTGGAATAAAACCAGCATCTTGGATTGGTACTGCTGGGCTACCTGCTTCAACAAACACAAATAAACCACCTTGTGTATGTGTCAATTGAATAGCACCTGTGTTTAATATGCGAGCAATCGTATTTGGAATATTTGCGGCTGTAAAGTCTGCCACAAAACTTTCAGCAGTTGTACCGCTTAATGTCACTGTCACTGGGCTTGAAAGTGCTGTTGAATTTGCAGTACTTACTTGTACTGTAAATGTTTCGCCTGCAACAAATGTTGGGTTAGTCAAACTACCTGTAATTGTTGTAGAACCAGTAGCGGCACGCTCTAAGAACTTAAATGTCAATGTGTCGTCTTCATTAAAGTCATATTGAGCAAATAAAGAACCGGCTGGAATGTTTTTGCCGCCGCCGTTTGTGCCAGGATCTAATGTTTTATTAGCAGATGGTTGATCAGCATATAATGGACATGCAACTTGATTGAATACATCAGTTGTAGCATCATATTGTTTGACAATTAAACTTGCACCAAGATTTACAGAAGTTGTCTTGAACCATAAAGAACCTGTTGGATGTGGTTCGTTATCTGTTGTTCTCCAACGTGGTACCACTGTATGTGCTGATTGTTGTAATTGAGGAGAGTAGTATTGACCTGCTGTAATTCCAAGAACAGTTAATAATGTTCCAGAGTTATTATCAATTGCTAATACACCACCGTCTGCTGTTGATCCGTCATTGGTTGCGGCTGAATCAATATAGATTACTAATTTATTATTTTCAACTGCGGCTGTGATACCTGCAACAGCGGCGCTGTTAATGTTACTTGCAAATGTAGTGATTGTTGTACCGGTACATGTTACAATGGTATCATTGAGTTTAATTGAGTTACCGTTAACTAATGTTGGACTAGTGTTAGGACTTGTGATAGCGGCCCAAGAGTTTTTCCAATCATCACTACCTACTAGCACCCAGTCGTTGCTTGTATTTTTAAAATAAGTAGGATTGTTAGTGTTAGTTGCAACTACAGCATAATCACCAATGGAGCCAATACTTGCTTTAGGCACACCAGATGTTAAATCATCAGTTGATGTGATCATAATTGGAATTACGTTTGTAAATGCTTGTGTTGTTTCATTCCATTCAAAGAAACCCTCACGGCTTTCTGCGGTATCAAACCACCAAGCACCGTTATCTGGGTCACCAGTAGGACGTGATAAACTTGCTGTTAGTGCGGCTAAGTCTACATCTACACGTTGTACATAAGCACGGTTGCTGACACCTAATACTGAATAGGCTGTAAGTAAACCGTATTCATTAAGTTCATAACCGTTGATAGGTGTACCGTTAGAAGTCTTGTAAAAGAATGGATTTCCAAATGTAGTAACTAAATCTCTTTGACTTGTGATTAAATAAACCTTGTTAGCATTTGATGTTAATGTTCCTGACGCAACTCCTGTGCCAGTTCCAGAAACTTTGTTCTGCGCAGTAGCAATCAAGATGTAGGGTACGGAATTGGTTCCCGCCGGTATGTAGTTACTCTCATCTATAATTGAGACTTCTACGCCTGGAGATATTAGTGCCATAATTGTGATCCTTTAAAATGTTACTGATATTTACCAGTATCATTAAATCTTAGTGGTTTTGCATGCCCTTGGCAAAGGTTTTGATGTAAATACCACATGAATCGACCCATATGTCAGGCCTGCAAATCAAGACTGTGTGCTATAAACTACCACAGTGATGATACTGTTCACTATCGTAGTCGTTGTGACACCTGTATTAGAAAAAGTCGTAAGATAAAATCCCCAACTCCCAGATGGAAAAGTAAAGGGTATATTAAAAAGCCCAAATGCGATCGTTGTGGATTTATTGCA